CTGGCCGCCGATGTCAAGAGTAAATCGCGCTTGTGGTATTACAGCCATGCAAGAGCCAATCATGTACTGGAATTTATTGAAAACTTTTGTCGCCACTCAAAAGGCAAGGAAGGTGGCAAGCCGGTAATTCTTGAATTGTGGGAAAAAGCAATGTTGGCTGCTATATTCGGTTTTATCGATATCGAGGGCAACCGTGAATACCGAGAAGCTATGCTGATTGTTGGTAAGAAAAACGGCAAGTCCCTATTGGCTTCGTGCGTGGGATTATATATGCAGATCGGGGACAGTGAGCCGGGTAGCGAAGTGTATGCGGTTGCCACGATGAAGGATCAGGCCAAAATCGTCTGGATGGAAGCTAAGCGAATGGTCAATAAGTCGCCGGTCCTTAAGAAAAGAATCAGAACGCTGGTCGCTGAGATGGCATCGGATTTTAACGATGGAATCTTTAAACCACTGGCCAGCAATGTTGACAGCCTTGACGGCAAGAACGTTCACGCCGGGCTATTTGACGAAATCCACCAATGGAAAAACGGAAAAGCCCTATATGACATAATTGCGGATGGCACGACGGCCCGAGAACAGCCATTAATTTTCATCACATCGACAGCTGGGACGATCCGAGAAGATATCTATGATCAGAAATACGATGAAGCAACCAGGGTGATCAACGGGTATTTTGATCCTGACGGTTACAGAGATGATCATTTTATCGCATTCATATATGAGTTAGATTCCCGAAAAGAATGGTTAGATCCGGCCTGCTGGAAAAAAGCAAACCCCGGCCTAGGAACGATTAAGAACGAAAAGACGCTGGCCGCCAAAGTTGAAAAGGCAAAAGCTAACTCGATGCTGGTTAAAAACCTTGTCTGCAAGGAATTTAACATTAGGGAAACTTCTTCTGAGTCGTGGCTGAATTTTGATGATCTGAATAATACAGATACCTTTGATATTGCTGAATTAAAGCCCCGGTATGGCATCGGCGGGCTAGATTTATCCTCCACTACTGACTTAACCTGCGCAACGGTGATTTTCAAGGTCTTGGGCGATGATACACTTTACGTCAAGCAAATGTATTGGCTACCTGGTGATTTGCTGGAACAACGGACCAAAGAAGATAAGATACCATACAATATTTGGTACGAGCAAGGTCTATTAAGGGTGAGCGAGGGCAATAAGATCAATTACAAAGATGTGGTGGCGTGGTTTTTGGAAGTTCAGAACGAAATGGACATCTATATTTATAAAATCGGGTATGACAACTGGAACTCACAATACATTGTGGACGAATTGCAACAGTATTTCGGAAAAGACTCAACTGAGGCGGTAATCCAAGGAAAGAAAACAATGTCTTCACCTATGAAAAATTTTGCTGCCGACTTAAAGGCGAAAAAGATCAATTATGATAACCATCCAATACTTAAATGGAATATGGCCAACGCGGCCATTGCTGTTGATAGGAACGATAACATCCAACTGATGAAAACAAGTAATTCACGCCGCCGAATTGATGGTGTGGCTTCATTACTTGACGCGTTCATCGCATTAGAGCGAAATTATGATAACTACATGCATTTAATCTAAAGATTAGTCATCTCGACAAGTGAAAGTCGTTAAACAGGCTAGGAAAATCAGAGAAAGGAGGGGATAATGTGGGAATATTTGACAAATTTAAAAACAGAACGGTAACTGTTTCTCAATATAAAATGATTACCGACAACGGAAACGGATTTTATTCTTATAATGGGAACCTGTATCAATCTGATGTGGTAAGGTCGGCTATCAGGCCTAAAGTCCAAGCAATTGGCAAAACAATCGCAAAACACCTGAGAAATGGTCCTGATGGAATAAAGATAAACCCCGATGTTTACATGCGGTTTCTATTGGAAGAGCCAAACCCGTACATGACCGGGCAGATGCTACAGGAAAAACTGGCCACACAACTTGAACTGAACAACAACGCCTTTGCATATATCAACCGGGACTCTAATGGGTATCCAATGGAAATATACCCGATTTCAGCATCATTCAGTGAAGCGATTCAGAATGATCGGGGTGAGTTGTTTATCAAATTCACACTGAGGACAGGGAAAACAGTAACTTTTCGGTATGCAGATATCATTCACCTAAGAAAAGACTTTAACAACAATGAACTATTTGGTGATTCCCCGGCAGAGGTACTAACCCCACTTATGGAGATTGTCACAACAACTGATCAGGGGATCATAAAAGCTGTCAAAAACTCCAATGTGGTTAAATGGTTATTAAAGTTTACACAGCCACTCCGGCCGGAGGATATGAAGAAGCAAACCCAGGATTTTGTCACCAATTATTTAAGTATTGACAGTGAAACTGTTGGCGCTGCTGCAGTGGATACTAAGGTCGACGCTCAACAGGTAACGCCTAATGATTATGTGCCAAACGCCGCACAGATGGACAGAACTATTCAGCGAATCTACTCATTTTTCAATGTCAATTCTAAAATAGTGCAGGCCTGTTATAACGAGAACGAATGGATCAGTTATTACGAAAGCAGTGTTGAGCCTGTGATCACACAATTAAGCGGCGAGTATAGCCGGAAATTATTTTCAAGGCGTGAACGAGGATTTGGAAATAGGATTCTATTTGAAAGTTCAAACCTATCTTTTGCCAGCATGCAGACCAAATTAAATCTGGTGCAGTATGTTGACCGGGGAATTATGACACCAAATGAAGTGCGGGACATTCTAAGCCTTGCCCCAATAGAAGGCGGTGACGTTCCTATCAGGCGATTAGACACCCGGCCAACAACTGAATGATAGGAGAAAGGGGGTGAAGAAGTGAAAAAAATAAATGTTAAGGGGCCGATAGTATCCAGTGGTGATTCGTGGATCTATGACTGGCTAGGTATTGAATCAACCAGCCCAGGAACAGTTGCAAAAGCAATTGAAGAAGCTATGGGAGATGAACTCGAAGTTGATATCAATTCAGGCGGCGGAGATGTGTTCGCCGGGTCAGAAATATACACAGCATTAAAGTCTTACAAGGGTAATGTAACGATAAGAATTGTAGGACTGGCAGGAAGTGCGGCATCTGTTGTTGCCATGGCAGGAAACAAGGTGATGATGTCGCCGACGGCGCAAATCATGATCCATAACGTGTCTAGTCGAGCCAGTGGTGACCATCGAGATATGGCACATACTGCTGAAATTCTAAAAAATGCCAATGAGACAATTGCCAATGCTTACATGTTAAAAAGCGGATTAAGTCAAAAGGATTTGCTCGACATGATGGAAGCAGAAACATGGTTCACGCCACAAAAGGCGCTGGAGCATCGACTGATTGATGAAATCATGTTTGAAGAAAACCAGTTTGATCTAGTAGCCGGTTATGACTGTGGGATCCTTCCACAATCAGTAATCAATAAAATACGGAATACCATTACCCGGCCGATCAGCAATGATGCGGCTTTTTTAATGCAGCAAAAAGCGGAAGCGCAACTTAAATTTATAAAATTAAAGGAGGTCGAATGATGACCAAAGAAATGTATGCAGAGCAACGGAATGCCCTATTGGGTGAGATTGAAGCGTTGATAGCAGTGGGAAAGATCGAAGAATCCGGAACAAAAATGGCAGAGGTTGAAACCTTAGACAACCAATATGAGCAGGCTAAACTGGCAAATGCAAACCTGCAGGCGCTGAAAGGTGCAGCGCCGGTAATTGATCTAGAAAACAAGTCTATTATTATAACAAGTGGAACACAAATTGATAACACAGGTGGAGGAAACATGATTGATGAAAAACAAATTTACACCAACGCATGGGCGAAGGCAATGCAGGGAGTTGTACTTGATGATAAAGAGCAAAATATCTTTGATACAGTAAATCTTGAATTTAGCAACGCCTATACCCATGATACCGGGAATACATCCGTATTAATCCCCGAAACAGTTGTTGCAGGTATTTGGAGTCGGGCTGCAGAGATGTATCCATTATTGTCAGATGTCAAGAAATTCAATGTAAAAGGTACCTTGACCATGAAGAAACATTCGGCTATTAATGCCGGCGATGCCGCATTTTATGCCGATGGCACTGTAACTACAGACGAACAAAATACTTTCGCAGAAATATCGCTTTCAGGGTGCGAATTGTCCAAAGCTATCACCATTTCATGGAAATTACGGTCCATGGCCATTGCTGAGTTTATCCCATTTATTACCAATGAATTGGGCGAACGTGTAGGTGCTGCTCTGGGATCATCGGTATCGACCGGGAAAG